TCCTGAACACTTTTGCTTTCTAGTGATTCTTGAAGAATGTTTTTAACACTAGAAGGCTTGCTACCAGAACCTAATCTGTTAGCAGACTTTTCGATAGCTTCTAATCTATCTTTTTGGCTAGAAATTAATTCTTCGATGTTTTTGATTTCAGACTTGGTAGCTGAATCAGCTTCGCCTGCAAGGCTTACTTGCTCTTGAAGTTTGTCATAACGGGTTTCTAAATCGCCTTTAAGAACATCCATGTGTCCTTTTACCGATTCAAGCCCTTCTGATAAGGTTTTTTCTAAGTCCATTGTTTGAACTCCTTTTCGATTTTTAGTTGATTGTTGAATTGTTTAAATACATTTTCAATCGATTCGGCTTCATTCTTTAAAGTGACTTGAATCGGCTTCTTGGTTTGAAGTGAATCTTTAAACGATTGTTCTATGTGTTTAAGTTGTGCTTCTATTAGTCTGAATGTTTCATCAGTATAATCACCAGAATAGAAGGCTTTTGAAAGTTCTTTGTATTTTTCTACTTGGTCCTTGATAGACCCTTTAGCCATGCCACCTATAGCCATTTCATTTGCTCCCCAAGTTACTGTTGAGCCTTCCCACATCTTACATTCCTTAACGATGTAAGCATCATCTTCTTGGCTATAATCACGTTGGATAAAGTTTATACCAACTGAATGCTCTTTAAGTATTCCATCACGGTAAAGCTTGAGAACATCCGTTCCTAATTCTGTATCAGAAATCATAGTACGGAAATAAAGACCCTTAGAATCTTCTATCAAGGTCATAGGCTTGCCTAGTACTTGCAATGGGTCATGCTGATAAAGGTGCATGATTCTGTTCTTACCATTAGGACCATTTTCTTGCAGGGTCTTTTCGTATGCACCCTTAAGAATTACATCCCCATCAGAATCTTTAAAGTCAAAGACAGAATAATATCCTTCGACTATTCTTTTTTCTACATCTACGCCTTTAATCGTAGCATTAGTGTCTTTAGTAATCCATGGTAAGTTCATATTTTTACCTTGTCGTTGTTCTTCTAGTTGTAAGTTTGTTTCATGACTACTACAAGCCATGTAAAATGTTTCACCATCCATTGTATGCGTGTGTGTTCCACGACATCCTAAAAATTCAGCATATTCTTCAGCTTCTTCTTCTGTTCTGAAGTAAGACACTTGTGGTTCTTTTGTTTCCATTTCTTCGTGATGTGATTTTGAACTCATGGGGTGTGATTCTGGTAATAAGTCTGTGTCATGTTTGCCACTTCTATATCTTCCGTTTCTTAAGGCATATAGAAAAGAATTTACTCTTGCCATAGCCCATTGTTGTGCAGTTGATACAGATGGTCGTACAGATTGTGGATTAGTACGATAAGCACCAATGCCACGGTCATAAACTTTTTTTAACGTTGAAGCAGTTGTTCTTTTAGAAGCAACATCACCTACTTCATCATTATGTTCTTTGGCTTTATCACGTAAAGTGTCCATCAAGCCTTTTTCCACATATTCTATTTCTATACGTTTCTTTTCTTCATCAATTTGTTTTGATTTTCTTATTGCCCAATCTACCCCTTCTGTGCCACCCCAAGCATCCCACATTAAACCACCGCACCCATCTTCATAAGGAACATCTTTATGTTGTCTGTGCCTATTAAAAGAAGCCATACGCTTAACAGTATCTTCGCTCAACGCTTCACCCTTTGCCAACTGGTTAGCCCTAGCCCACCCAACTGGTGTGCCACATCCTTTAGGGTTGCCAGATTCTTCACGGTACTTTAAAGCACGTTTAGCGTTGTTAGTTGCGGCTTTGGGATAATCGTTGTAAGTCATACAAAAATGGTTTGGTACAAAAATACAAATTTTTTACACCATTTAACAATTCCGTATCTTACATTGTGTAAACCTTTAATTTTTAAAGTAATGCAAAAACTAATAGATAGAGTGCAAGAACAATTAGATAATAATTGGGCAGTCGATAAAACTGATATACAAGCTTTGTTGATGTTTGCTATTTGTTTCTGGAAACAAGTTCATAAATCACATTAGCTAGTTCATCTTGTCTTTTTGAATTTCTTCGCTCGCTTATAAAAATAGATTGATTTTTTGAAGATTCGGTCATTTTAAGCCAATATTCTTTATGTGCCAAACAAATGACCCTTAACCCCTTTTTTGCTAATTCTAAGCTAGCCATTATATCAGCCATCTTGTATTCCTTCCATGTAAGTGGGTCAAACTTTATTGTATCAGTATGGAAAGCACTAACACCCGTACCTGCTACATGAATTTCATAATCATGTGGAACTGTACGCAGGCAAGGATAACTGTCATGTCCAGTATAGTAGGGTAAATTTAAACCCTTAAGCCTTCTACCATGGAATGTTACCCAAGTATTAGGGTATTTCTTCAGTCCCTTTACAATCGTTTCTACGTAGTCTGGTGGGTAAATAATATCATCATCGCAAGAAAGGTAGATTCCCTTGCTTATGGGTAGCCAAAAAAATTTGGCATTATCTGTATAATCTGGACCAGTATAGACTTCTACATTATCGCCTTCTAGTTCTGGTTGGTAGTCGTTGCCATAAACACGAACCTTATCAACTTGAAATCGTAACGAATCAACTACTTGTTGTAGATTGTCTTTACGTGCTTCTATTGTGGCAAGGTTGGCAGTAATCATTTTTGTGAATCTATCAACTGTTTAATAAATACATCAAACTTTGATTCTAATAAAATTACTATATCACTTTTTAATGCAATAAAGAATAAGGCAAGTATTATTACTAATTGCCAATCATAAAACGCAGACCATATTAAGCAAGCTACGCCTGCAACCAATCCTAATTTATTCATAAGCTTATAAGTGGTTGTTCTTTTCTTAGTTCTGGGTGCATCATGCTTTCGTGTTCCCCGTGATAACATAATGATTTTCTAGGTATGTACATAGGAATGCCAAACTTCCAAAATTTACGGCTTTGACTTTCACCAACACCCGATGAAATCTTTGACCTACCAAACCTGCTTGATGTAATAAAATCTTGTTCAAAATTTATAGCTTCTAGTGTTTTTCTATTTGTAAAGTAGCCACCATCACAATAACTAACTTGAATAGAATCAACACCTTCTAAGTTTACTTTTTTATGTTCTATATAGGTCCAGATTTTAGGTCTGCCATCATTCAAAAGATTATAAGCGTATTTGCCTTTAATTTGTGAATGCAGTTTATGAATCGTGTCAAAATCTATTTGTAAAAAATCATCTGGCAAGAATAAAAAGAAATCATCATCAGACTGCTTGCATATTTCAAAAGCATATTGCCAATTAAGAAAATATTGTTCCCTGCCCTTATGTTCTAGTCTGTGAAACTGGCATTTCTTAGCAAATAAAAGAGCATCAAAGTCAGAACCATCGTCAATAACAACTGGTTTTTCTGGGCATTGCTCAATGACCCTTGCTAACATCGCAGGTCTATTATAGCTAAATATTATCGTCATAAGGTTCGTAGATAACAGTACAACGGCAGTTGATTGTATTACTTGGTAAAGCACCTAGTGAAGAATCGCCAGGATATTGCATTTTATCTGTAAACCCTTCAATATTAGGTACTTCAAAAGTTGATTCTAAGTTTACAACCGTTTGACCATCAACTGCTAAATGCGTATCACGTACCCTATCATCTTGAGTTGATAACCATACCTTTCTTGTGGGAACACCTGAAGCTTGTGCACCTAAAACAGAACCTGCGTTTGAAGCTGACACTAATTCTGTACGTGCTATTAATACCCCCCTTCTATAACTGAAGTCTGGCATATAGCTTAATTCTTTTGCAAATCTTTGTACGCTTGTCCCTTCTTTTAATGCTACTTCAACTGCTTTACGCACACCCCTTTTAGTTGATTCTGTTACCATTACAATCTTACTGGTAGTATCTGAAGGGTTTAAAACTTCATTCCCTGCAAGCCATTGTGCGATTAAAACATCCCAATCAACACTTACTTCTTTCTTCATTGATTCCTTTAGATTAGCAAGCGTTTCTTGACCAAACACTTTCATCACCCGTGTATAGACTTTTTTGTAAGCATCAAGCATAGGTTCTACGGTAATAATGCCTTCTAAATCAATATCTATCTTATCACGTTTTTTTACTTCATCTAAATATTGTTTCAACTGGTTACGAAGCGCCCGATAAAAAATTCTTTCTGCGTATTTTTCAAAAGATTTTATCTTGTTATCGTAAGCCTTCCATGTCATGTACTTTTTATGGGCTTCCCTTTTATTAGCATCCCTATATTCTTGGTAACAAATTGCAACTGCTTGTTGTTCGGGCTTTCCTTCATCTACTAAAAAAGAAACACACCTGCCCATGAATGTGCTTTGAGTTTCACCGATATTTGGCTTAGGTATTGGCATAAATAAAAAACCCTAGACCTTTTCAAAGCCTAGGGTATAGATAACAAAATAAAGGTCATAATCCATTAAGAAGTTCTTGTAATACTTGGCTGAATTTTTCTACATCATCAGCACTAAGCCAACCCATAATAAGTGCAGTTGTAAGACCTATAGCTACCATATTACGAAGCGTAAAAGCTTCAAGAAGTTCGTTTTTAGTTTCGTTCCATTCACCTGCAACAACTGCTTTAAGTGCTTTACCCAAAAACTGATTAGGCAAGGGCAAAATATCTAATGCTCCATGCAACACTTCGCCTGCTTTGTTTTTTCCTTCGACAGTTTTTCTGATAAGTTGTACAATCTTTCTGTCTTTGAGTTTTGTCATTTCATCATCTCCGATATAGCGTTAAATAAAGCACTTGACCCCAAGCCTGCACCCGTTGCCCAAGCAATAATCTTTTGTTTGAACTTAACCAGTTCGGCTATTTGCTTTTCATTATTAGTAACCTTTGTAACAAGTCCTTCTTGACCAAACTCATTACCAAGTAATGCTTCTTTTATATCTTGTATATCTTTAGCAAGCAACTCAATCATAGCCTCAAGGTTATTTACTTTAAATTTTAAGTCTTTAAATTCTGGGTCAGTCATAATAGTGCCATATTACTTTTGGTGATTTGTCTTTATCCATATCAACATGAATAAAATTCTTACCAATACCAATGCGATACAAACCAACAGAAAGTAAGGAATTAATTAATTTATATCTAGTAGGACTATCTTCAGCTTTTAAATCTATTGCCAAACCTTTTGTGTGGCTACTTGTCCCATCCCTACCTTGTTTAAGCTCCCATTCTTCGCTTCTAAAGCCCGATGTCGGTATAATTGGTATCTTAGCTATCTGCCTTGCAATATCTAGCTTCTGCATGAATTTATCATCCATTTCGTCAAGCCTGCAAGGTGGATTGCATTTATCAAAATCTGATTGTGAAAAATATTTAAGACCCGTATTCATTCTTTAACATTTTAATATCATCATCGGTTAGTTCAGTAGTCGCATCGGGTATAAGATTCATTGGTATATATCTGTTATTATCCCCAACTGGTTGGTAGCCCATTTCGATACGCTTTTCATCAGCAGTTAGCCACCAAGCTTTATTTAGCCAGTCAACCTTTTCGCTATTGTCTTTATTCAACGCATCAATAGCTTGTACATCAAAATCTAAATGATACTTTCTTCCAGTTGCTTCATTAAATAAAGGCACTAAAGAACGATTCAATTCTGAATAATCCCGTGTAAGTTCTGGGATTACATTATCCATGTACAACTGCTTTCGTGATTGCTCCTTATTAGCATTGGTTTTGTTGTCTGGGTCATTCAATAATTCACTAGGGAAATTGTAAACATTACATATATCCCTTTGGGTCATCTTACCTGCTTCAATGATTTCTAAATCAACTGGTGGTATGCCAAACTTTTCAAAGCCTAATTTAACACTAGACACTAGCCAAGATTTATAATTACTTGGTCCTTGCATATCACGTAGATAATTTTCTAACTGACTACGTTGCATTGGTGTCAGTTGCTCTAAGTCTGGGTCGGTAGGATAAACCACCCCACTAGCACCACCATTTTTTAGGGCTTTACTTAAAGCTTGGTCACCATCGTTGCCCAATCGTATAGAACGTCTTGACGCCTTTAGTGGACTCATGCCGTAAAGGTGTGAACCAACTGAATCATAGTCAGGATTCCAGTACTTCCAATGTACAACAGTTTCAGCAGGTAGTTGATGCCCGTCTTGTCCGTACATATCAATGATGTACCCTTTAATAAGACTTTCATAAGTAGGGTCTGCTACTATCTTTGTAAACTGTGAAGGCATTACCCACATCTCACCAACTGTGCCATCACCTAACTGCACATAATGTGTATAAGCGTTGCCCGTTATAAGCTGAAAGCCCTTCATGTTTTCGTACCATTCTGGGTAACCTTGTAATGGATTGGGTCGGGTCATTAACTTATAAAGTGGGTCTTTTTCATCATGCACTTCTTCAAATGCTTCGTTCTTTAGTTCAAGAAGGTTGTCAATCGTTGACTGCTTTGCCTTATCACGATTTGTAGAAGCAAGCTTTTTATACTTAAGTGCTTTTGCTTCGTTCTTTACAATTTGAACTACGGGTGGTACGGCTGATGCCGCTTTCGTGATTCCATTAACAACGCTGTAGACATCGGGATTTAATTCATACCCATCTTCTACATAGGCGTTTTGGGTATCATCCAAACTAATGGGCATACCCCTATGAAATCTAAATAACTGTCTGTTTAATTCATTCACCAAGTTGGTGTTGGGTGCTTTTGTCCTAGCAAAAGGTAGAAGGTCAGATAGAGCCATAATTTACTTTTTAAGTTGCAGTTAAATTAACAAATATTTACAACTATTGAAATAAGCAAAAAAAAACCACTTGACTTTCAAATCAAGCGGTCTGTCTACAGAATGATATTTCTACTATAAGTTCAGTTTATGGTGTAAATCTTTATACTGATTGTCGTACTTCAATCTGTTAGCATGGTCTTGCCTTAAGTGCATAATACTGCTATGGTGCATATTAAACAACCGTGCAAGTTCTATATGGCTTAAGTTTACCCAGTTAAAGAATAATGAACGATAATTAACAAACTTAGGCTTTCTACTTTTCATAAACAAAGTATCATAGCCTATGTTTATCTTATCACAAAATTCTGCAATCAACCCTACATGGTTATCTTCTATTTCACCAGTAACGCATTGTTCAAATCGTTTAAAGGCATCTAGTGCTAAGGTGTACATTCTTTTTCCTTTATTAGTTGAAGTGAACGTATTAACTGGAAGCTAGCATTTTTAGCCTTACCATTCTTAAAATAATAAATGGGCGTTGTGCCTAGTCCAGTTTTTCTTGCTAAGTCTGGAACGTGCTTGTCTTGAAGCCATTCCCATATTTCTTGTTCTTCTTTTTGTGCTTTCATATTAATATCCTTGTTTAGCTTCTATTACTTCTTCTACGCTTGCAAATTCGCCCATAGGTGCTTGACAGTTAGGGCAAACGACTTCATAGTCGTATTCAGTACCGAAGGCATGGCTAAAGCTATTATCTTCGATTTTCAAATCTTCTATTTCTAGCTCTTCATCTGAACATTCGCATTTAATCATTCTTCTACCCATGTGAGTTCTTTGCCATACATTTTACGTACTTCGTATCTAATACGATCTGTGAATCCAATCAT